AGAAGATTTTGGTGAGTTGCAACGTATAGTGGATACGATTGAAGATGGTAAGATGTCAGACAAAGCCACGTATACGGAAGTTGACAGTAACCTTGATGAGTTGCTTGACACAGGAACAGGAACACCAGATTTTCCTTTTAATTGGGAATTGCTGCAGGAATACATTGATGGTCTATGGCGAGGTAATCTAGGTATTATATTTGCCAGACCAGAAGTGGGCAAGACAACTTTCTGTTCCTTTCTTGCATCAAGTTATGTAAAGCAAAAAAAGAAAGTCGTGTATTGGGCAAACGAAGAACCTGCCCACAAAATAAAATTAAGAATAATCCAAAGTCATTTTAACAAGACTATTCACGAGTTGCATGAGCAACGTGACTCATTAAGAGAAAGGTATAAGAACGAGATACAACCCTTTCTTTTTATTATGGATTCTGTCGGAACTTCTATTGATGAAGTTAATGAATATGCACAGTTAAACAAGCCAGATGTCATGTTTTGTGATCAGCTTGATAAGTTTAAAGTGCGTGGAGAATTTGGTCGAGGTGATGAAAGGCTGAAGGAAATTTACATAAATGCTAGAGAGATAGCTAAACGTAATAACCTTTTGATGTGGGCAGTTTCCCAAGCCAGTTATGAAGCACATGATAGACCATTTATAGATTATGCCATGTTGGACAACAGTAAGACAGGTAAAGCTGGTGAAGCTGACATAATTATAGGTATAGGTAAGACAGGTTCAAGTGAAGTAGAAAATAATGTACGTCATATCTGTATATCTAAAAATAAAATTAATGGATGGCATGGCATGATAAATTGTAACATAGATGTAACTCATGGAGTGTATTATTAAAGAGTCAACTAAAAGAAAAAAGCAGTTATCTAAAAAAAATACTAGCTTACACAGAAAAAGATTTATGAAAAGAGTAAAACTTTTTTTAGGATGTCAACTATGTGGCTACAAAAAACATGCGTGTGCATTACATTTTGATCATATAGATCCTAAAACTAAATTTAAAATTATAAGTAGAATGAATAACTATTCTATGGAAGCATTGAAAAATGAAATGAGAAAATGCAGGGTACTCTGTGCTAATTGTCATGCAGTACATTCAGAATATCAAAGACAAAATAAAATAGTTTCATCAAAACCTAAGAGAAAGGACATACAGAATGATTCTTGAAGCAATCACATGTCTAGCACTTAACATATATTGGGAAGCTAGAAATCAAAGTTATATTGCACAAGTTGCAGTAGCTGAAGTAACAATGAACAGGGTATATGATGATAGATTCCCAGACACAGTTTGTGGAGTTGTAAAGCAAGGACAGACATATAAGTGGAATCCTAGCATCATGGTTAGAAATCGTTGTCAGTTTAGTTGGTACTGTGATGGCTTGAGTGATGAAGTTCCAGAGTACGACAAGGAAGTTTGGGAACAAGCTATGGGGATAGCTTACGGAGTATTTAAAAATGACATAGACCCATTTTTAGAGGGTGCAACACATTATCATAGCTACACAGTTATGCCAGAATGGGCAGCAACTAAAACATATGTAACACGAATTGAAGATCATATATTTTATAGATGGGAGTACCAATAATGATTTACTTAACCTTAGACGTAGAAACAACACACAAGGAGAAATACAATGGGGGAACAACTGCTTTACCTTATTTCAATAATAGGCTTGTTAGCGTGGGCTACAAGTATATGGATAGCTTTACCAATTACTTATGCTTTTATCATTCAACTCAAAAGGCTGACCACAAAGGTAATGAAATACTTCAAGATGCATTAGACAATGCAGACGTACTTATTGGTCATAACATTAAGTTTGATATTACTTGGTTGCGTGAGTGTGGCTTTGATTACAACGGACATGTATATGACACGATGGTTGCTGAATATATTTTGGCTAGTGCTAGACGTTGGCCGCTTGCTTTAAAGGCAGTGGCTGAAAAATATGGTACAGAAAAAAAGAAAGATTTGGTTGACGACTATATAAAACGTGGTATAACTTTTTATGATATTCCTTGGGATATAATTGAGGAGTATGGTAAAGCAGACGTAGAAGCAACGGAGAGAGTTGCTTTAGAACAACTTAAAGCCTTTGGCACAACATTTGAGGAATTATATAATGAACCGACAACTTTTGCCGACACTGCGATTGTCGCTTGAAATGACAGATGTTCTAGCTAGGATAGAACAGGCAGGAATAAAAGTAAACCTAGACACATTAGCTGAAATAAAACAGGAATACGAACAGGAGTTAGATCAAACTCAAAGAAGACTTGATGAGATAGTTTACTCTGTTATGGGTGACACACCTGTAAATTTGAACAGTGCAGATGACAGAACCATACTGTTCTATTCTCGACATGTTATCAACAAGAATACTTGGGGAAGAATATTTAATATAGGACAGGAGTTGCGTGGTGCAACTCTTAAAAATAAGCAACGTGCTAGAATGAGTAAATCTGCTTTTGCCAAGACAGTTAGAGATAATACTGTGATTAAACGCAAAACAAGAGGTTCTCAATGTACTAATTGTTTTGGCAAAGGTAGGTACACACCAAATAAAAAAGACGGCACTGCAGGTAAGGCTATACGGATTTGTAAGTCATGTGGTGGTGTGGGTGTAATCTATCGAGAGGATAAAGAAGTTGCAGGATTAAAGATAGTACCTAGAGGTGTTATGGATGTTGCTGCAGCAGGGTTTAAGACAGATAAAGGAACATTAGAAGGTATGTTGCCTAACTTGTCTGGAGTGGCACATGAGTTTGTTACATTATATATACGTTACTCTGCTTTGAAAACTTATCTGAATACTTTTGTAGAAGGAATGGAAAATAATGTTGATGCGAATAGTTTTATACATCCAGAGTTTATGCAGTGCGTTACTGCTACAGGTCGTCTATCGTCAAGAAATCCGAACTTTCAGAACATGCCACGTGGATCAACGTTTCGTATTAGGAAAGTTGTGGAGAGCAGGTTTAAGGGTGGGTCGATCATTGAGGGAGATTATTCACAACTTGAATTTAGAGTTGCAGGATTTTTGGCAAAGGATAGTCAAGCATATAAGGATGTGGTAGACGGAACAGATGTACATTCATACACTGCATCTATAATTGGATGTGATAGGCAAACGGCAAAAGGTCATACATTTAAACCTTTGTATGGTGGAACTACAGGAACACCTGAACAACAAAAATACTACAGAGCATTTAAAGAGAAGTATTCCGACATTACAGATTGGCACGATAAACTTCAGAGAGATGCAGTTACCAAGAAACATATAGTGTTGCCATCTGGAAGAACATATTATTTTCCAGACACTAAATGGACTAGATATGGTACTGCAACCAACAGGACTGCTATCTGTAATTATCCTGTACAGGGGTTTGCAACTGCAGATGTGTTGCCCTGTTGTCTGGTTGAATTAAATAAACAATTAGAAGGACTTAACTCCCTTGTTTGCAACACAGTACATGACTCGATTGTGGTGGATTGTTATCCAAGTGAAGAGGAACAGGTAATAAATATTTTAAAAAATTCTATGTTAGGGGTTGCAAAAGAATTAAAACTAAGGTATAACCTCAACTACGATATGCCGATTGGAATCGAAATAAAAAAAGGTAAAAATTGGCTTGACACTGATGTAGTTTATCCTATATGATAGACTTATCACTAACCGTACTTTAAAAGGAGAATGTATTTTGAGTACAGAAATATCAACAGTAGACAATACTTTGGATGGCTTGGTAAGTGCCTTTTCCGAAGGTAATGAAGAAAAGTTAATGGCACTTACAGGGCAAGATGATGGAGCAACTAAGAATATGCTTCCTAAACTTGCAATCAACTATGACACTGATACGGAAGATGGCAAGTCCTTGAAGAAAGGTACTTGGCGAATACAACATAATGGTAGGTTTGTTTATTCAGACAATGTAATTATACGACCATTTATGCGTACTTTCTTTTGGTCTTTATGGGATTCAGAAGAAGGTAGATCTGTATCAGCGTCAATACAGAAAACCGTAATGAGTGGGGATTTTCCAGACTCTGTCGGTGGTAATAAGTGTGGTAGATTGTCAAAGGATGAAGTGGAAGCTTTAGCTGATGACGATCCTAGAGTTATTACTTCTAAAGCAGTAAACTGCAACCAGTTGCTTTACTGTGTAGTTTCTGGAACATTTAAAGATGCCGATGGTGAAGAGGTTATTCTTGATGAAGAACCTGCCATGTCATACTTTAAACGATCTGGGTTTATGCCTGTTAACAATTTTATTAACAACATAACCAGTGGTTCTAGTAAACGTATTATGCAGAAAGTGCAGATTAATTTGAAGACTAGCAGACTAAAGAAAGGGTCTGTGACATTCTTTGTTCCTGTACTTACAGAACATAAATATTTAGATGAAATCACAGAGAATGACAAATCATTAATGTCTATGTTTGCCGATACAATTAAAGCAACCAATGCAGGGATTATGAACCAGCATCGTGAAGCAGTTAAGTTGCAATCTTCTAGTGAAGATACAGACTTATCGAAAGATTTCGATGCTGATGCTGCTTAACATCCAAGACTTCTTGGAGAAGGCTATAAGGGGAGAGGTGACTCTCCCCAAACAGTTAGTAGAGGAATTTAAAATTGCGTGTGGTGAAGCAGTAACCAAACAATTTTCTAGAGAACAAAACAATCAAGCAAGAATACGTATGTCTGGATTGGGTAGACCTGTCTGCCAACAACAACTGAACATGAAAGGGCAACCCAAACAAAGTTCATACAATGATGTTATGCGTTTTCTGTTTGGTGATCTGATTGAAGCAGTTGCCATGTTGGTTATGAAAGCATCTGGAATTAAGATTGTTGCAGAACAAAGTCCTTGTGAATTAGTCCTTGATGGCGAAAACATAAAAGGTACATTGGATGTAATTCTTGATGAAGATGGTGATCTTAAAGTATGGGATATTAAATCTGCATCTCCCTATTCTTTTGACTACAAATTTGGAAAAGGATATGATGCTATAAAAGAAGATGATGCATTTGGGTATATAATGCAAGGGCATCTGTACGGAGAATCTAAGAACCTTCCTTTTGGTGGGTGGATAGTTATAAACAAATCCACAGGAGAGTGGGCAGTTGTACCTGCTCCAGATGATCAGATGGAAGAACGAAAACAACTTATACTTAAAGCTAACGAAACAGTAAAATCAATTAAGTCTGGTAAATTTAAAATACCGTTTAAACCAGAATGGGAAACGTATAGAGTTAATGGTGAAACGGTAAGAACAAAAAATAAGCTAATGCCCAAGATGTGTACTTTCTGTGAATATAAGGCACACTGTTGGTCAAAGGCAAGCTATCAGCCTAAGATAACATCAAGGGCAAAATCTCCACCTAACATATGGTATACGACTTATGCCCAGAAAAGTATCTGATGACAATATTATATACAGAATCATACCCCTTAGACATCCTCACGATGAATCCACATGTGTCGGTTATCTATGTGGAAAGTTATATACAGAAAGGTGGTGGAAGACAGATGGCTTACCTGAGAAGCCACTTACGAGGTTTACCACTAACGTTGAGGGAAAACTTTTCGACAGGGGGATACTTAACCCAACCAACAGAAAATCGTGATATAATCCAAATAGAAAAAGAGATAAAAGATATAATTGCAAAACTGCAAGCCTTTAATGTTGTCTGTTTTCCTATACTTCCATTTGAAAAAGAACTTGAAAATTTAAAAAGATATTCCCCTAAAGTAGAAAAAAAATTAACAACCCATTTGGATAATTTAAAAAATGATTACATATAGATCACAATTTGAAAAACGTGTAGCTTTAGATATAAGGATGCAAGGGGGAAAGTTTGAATATGAACAACATAAAATTCCTTATAGACCACAGGTTAAGATGTATGTACCAGATTTTTATATTCCAGAGACAGATATATACATAGAAGCAAAAGGTAGATTTATATCCACAGATAGAACCAAAATGCTAATGGTGCAACAACAACATCCAGAACTTGATATACGATTTTTATTTATGAATTGTCATCAAAAGCTTTACAAAGGAAGTAAAACAAGTTATGGTCAGTGGTGTGGAAAACATAATTTTAAATGGGCAAATAAAGTAGTGCCTTTAGATTGGTTGAAAAAATGAGTGATGACAAAAAAACAATAGAACGATTTACCTTGTTGCCAAACAGATACTATATTATATTAGAAAAGGTTGATGAGGAACAGTTTACCTTATCAGCATATGATACAACTAAAGTAGATAATCCAGATGACGTACCTTGTGCTGCATCCGTTGTACAGGAAGGATTGTTAGAAATTCTTGACACACAGTTTGATCATGTGGTAGGAATGGGTGTAGCTAGAATAGAAATGAGAAAAGGTCTAGAACGTGAAATTAAAACAACAGGAAAAATACTTAAAGATAATGTTATTAAAGTAGATTTTGGAGAGAAGCAATGAAGAAAGATATGGTCAACCAACCACCACACTATAATCAAGACAAGGTAGAATGTATTGATGCAATAGCGTCAGCAACAAACAGTGGGTTTGAGCATTACTTACAAGGAGTTATAATTAAATATTTATGGAGATATAGATATAAAGGTAAACCTGTAGAAGATTTGCGTAAAGCAGAATGGTACTTGCAAAAATTAATTGAAATAAAAATGGAACAAGAGATAAACGAAAGTGATGGAGCATGAAAAATCTACCCACACCGTACCAAGACTTTATACACAAATCACGCTATGCTCGTTGGAATGAAGAAGAGAAAAGACGAGAAGATTGGAATGAAACTGTTAGTAGATACGTGGCATACATAGATGACCATCTTAAAAGTAAATTTAAATTTAGTATGGATCACAGTTTAAGAGAGGACATGTACAACTACATATTAGACCTTAAAGTAATGCCATCTATGCGAGCAATGATGACTGCAGGAGAAGCTTTAGACAGAGATAATATCTGTGGATATAATTGTAGTTATATTCCTGTTGATCACCCTAGAGCATTTGATGAGTGCATGTATATACTTATGTGTGGTACAGGTGTTGGATTCTCGGTAGAACGAGAGAATGTAGATAAACTACCAACTATTGCTGAGAACTTTCATCACAGTGATACAGTTATTACCGTTGCAGATAGTCGTATGGGATGGGCAAAATCCTACAAAGAGTTAATTGCGTTACTATACTCTGGGCAAATTCCTACATGGGATGTATCATCTGTTAGACCTGCAGGAGCAAAACTAAAGGTTATGGGTGGCAGGGCATCAGGACCAGAACCTCTTGTGGAACTATTTGATTTTACAATAAATACTTTTAAAAAAGCTAGTGGTCGCAAACTATATCCTGTAGAGTGTCACGATATTATGTGTAAGGTTGGACAGGTTGTTGTAGTTGGTGGTGTTAGAAGATCAGCACTGATCAGCCTATCTAATTTAGGTGATGACCAAATGCGACACGCTAAGTCTGGAACATGGTGGGAAACACAAGGTCAACGTGCTTTGGCAAACAACAGTGTGTCTTACAAGTTTAAGCCAGAGATGGGTACATTTATGCGTGAATGGGTGTCACTGTATGAATCCAAGTCAGGTGAACGTGGAATATTTAATCGTGAAGCATCTGATCGACAGGTGGCTAAGAATGGAAGACGAGAGACAGGGCATGTGTGGGGTACTAACCCCTGTTCTGAAATAATATTAAGACCCTATCAATTTTGCAACTTATCTGAAGTGGTTGTACGCAACGGAGACACGTTATTAGAATTAAAACGTAAAGTACGTATGGCAACCATATTGGGTACGTTTCAATCAACACTAACCAACTTTAAATATTTGAGGAAGATATGGACACAAAACACAGAGGAAGAAAGATTATTAGGAGTATCATTAACTGGTATAATGGATCACTCAGTTTTATCAAAAACAGAAGAATCTGGAAAATGGCTAGAAAAACTAAAGCAGGAAGCCATCCATACAAATCAAGAGTTTGCAGAACTACTGGCTATCCCTCAGAGTGCGGCAATAACTTGTGTCAAACCCTCGGGTACTGTGTCGCAACTTACTGATTCTGCTAGTGGGATACATGCTAGACATAGCAGTTATTATATACGAACTGTGCGAGCAGATAACAATGACCCTTTAACTAAACTTATGAAAGATCAAGGGATTATTAATGAACCAGATGTAATGAAGCCAGAATATACTTCTGTGTTTTCATTTCCTATAAAATCCCCTAAAGGAGCAGTTACACGAAAAAATATGTCAGCATTACAACAACTAAATTTGTGGAAGATCTATGCAGATAAATGGTGTGAACACAAACCTTCTATAACTGTAACTGTTAGAGAAGAAGAATGGATGGAAGTAGGGGCATGGGTATACAAGAACTTTGATATTATATCTGGTATATCATTCCTACCTTATGATGATCATGTGTATCAACAAGCACCATATCAAGATTGTACAGAAGAAGATTACACAATGTTTTTACTTAATGCACCAAAAACTATTGACTTTAATAAACTTTCGGAGTATGAAAAAGAAGACAATACTTCTGGCAACAGAGAATTAGCCTGTAGTGCAGGAGTATGTGAAGTAGTAGATATTGGAGAAACGGCATGAAAGCAGAGTTAAACGAACTTGAAAAAGAAATGGGAGAGATGATAGCTAGAAAACGTTATAATCTAAACCGAAAAAATAATGTAAAAGATTTAGCCGTGTTAGGTAAAGCTTTTAGTAATGGCATAGATGCAGACATAGAAGGATTATGGGCAGAGTTAGCTTTCTGTAAAGTTGCAAAAATATATCCAGATGAAGTTTTTAGATTGGGGTATACATCAAAACGTAAAGGTGGAGATGTGGGAGATGCTATCGTTAATGGTATGCACATTGATGTTAAGTCTACTAAAACTGAAACAGGCAGGTTAATAACCATGCAGAAAAATGCTTTGGTTGACTCTTATGTTTTGCTGATAGGTAAGGAAGGAAAGTACAGGATTGCAGGGGCTATGAAAGCATCTGAATTATGTGTTCCAGAAAGATATGGACATCACAAGCTATTTAAAGTACCTTGTTTTATGGCAACTCAAGATGAACTTACTCCTTGGGAAAAATATTCTAATGCCTAAAACTCAGTTAGCAGAATTATTTTCTTTTAAGGCATATCTCAACCAAGATGGTAAAGTAGATATGCGAATGGAATCTGTAAACCCAGAAGAATTGATTAGGGTTATGGAGCATGGTCTTCCAGAATATGAAGGCACATTTAAACTAGCATCTCTGATTCGTTATCTTAAAACTGCTGGAGATGAGATGATAAACAAATCAACAATATATACACATTGAGGTAAGTATGGCTGAAAATGCACAGGAAGTAAAACCCGGCATGACCTATGAAGATATAAAGACTATGATTATAGGATCAGAAGAGAAAGTAACGTTGTTAAATGTCGTTACAGGGTTGTTAAATGAAAATGTACAGTTAAAAAGGGAACTTGACCAGTTAAAATCGGACAAATCTAAACAGTAGCTGTATGGCAATGCTGAAGGGGGTAAAGCAATTTCTCAGGTACAATCATACCAGAGACTATCGTTTTACCCCCTTCAGCGTGTTTATATAAAGATTTTTTTTTAGTAAGACTTACTTTTTTTAGCTTTTCCACCATATCGCATCATTTTAGGCATACCTGTTGGCTTCATCTGTTTTTCTGCTGCCGACATTGCGAATGGTGATTTTTTTAATGGTGCAGACATATCGGTTTGCAACTCGCCCCCCATATGCATGACTTTTCTTGGTTGTGATTTACTGTTGTATATTTTCATTGTTTCCTCCACTTCTTTCACCAGAATGATCACTAAGCATGTATCCGATTGAATTGTTGTACAAATTAGTTCCTAACTCCAACGATCCTGCAATTCCAAAAGCTGTGGCAATTCCTGCAGCAGTTAAAGCTCTATCCCCTGTATGTACTAAAGATTTATCATCAATAATATCTAATCCATCTAGATTAGGTACTGTTTCTCCTGCTTCTAGCATTTGTTGTGCAAGTTCTTCTTTGTTGTAAAGAGCAGCTGTTCTTCCTGAATTGGCTAATTCTTTTGCAACCCAAGCTGCCATTCTATCAACAAAAGTATTTATTTCTGAATGAGTTATAGGATCAGAAGACATTAACGCTTTATGGATAAACTTAGCTGCTTCTTTATCTGACAACATCCAATTCAATACACTAAGATCATTATCTTTCATAATCTTAAATCCTGCTTCAACAGCAAGATACGGACCACCGACCATTCCTCTTGCATAGTTAAATGCACGTGATAT